TTATGAAAACACAAAAACTACCTACACTACCTACAGTAACAGACGTAATCAGCTGGAAAAACTGGACTGGTCACAGTCTAGCGGAGCTGGTTGAATTCGGAAGAGTAACACCGAAGTCTGGCGCAAATGATTGGGTCAGAATGTTTGAGATCGAACAGGCGAAGACTGGTGCAAGAGTTGCCATCAGTGATCTGAAAGAATACATCTCGCAGTGGGAATGCCTTGAAGGTAAGGTGTTTGCGGAGCTGGTCGCTATAAGAGAAGCCAATCGCTAAGGTCGAAACAGGCATTGCCTGTCTGGTGCTATCTGCATCACTGATGAGACCATCAGCAACTAATAAAAACCATAGAGAAAGACACAAAAATGAAAAAGAAACCAAACAACAAAATCCTAATTGAGCACATCAACAACCATGCTGATCGCGGAACACTGCCGATCTCTGGCAAGGAGTTGCAGTTTGCAACGATTGAGAAGCTCAGAGAATACGTCAACTATCTGGGAGATGAGCCAGATGCAGTGATCGCTGACTTCAGAGCGAGCGAAACGCCAGCGACAAGTGCGCCCAGTGCGCCCAGTGCGGACATGGAACAAGCTAAACGCGATGCCATCGATCTCCTGCTCAAAGGCTCCAGTGCTGGGCTGGACGAGGATGCAGTGAATGACATTGTGCGCGATGTGCTCAATGCGGATGTCGTGCCCGCCATGAATGATCTGGAGGAGAAGGTAGATAAGCTGGCTCCGCTCACTGAGACACTGGACAAGATCGCCAAGGCGATGAACGGATCGACCAACAGTCGACTACCACTGGCAACGGCAGTTGCATCTGGATCGAATCCCATACTGGAGATCATCGCTCCCTACTACGTAGCTGGCATGGATAATCCCACTAAGGTATGCGTCAGTGCTCCACCATCCTACGGCAAATCCTACAGTGTGGGTCTGCTGGGCAGATCATACGATACATTCCTCACTCATGGATGCAGTGGGGACATGGACGAGTGGTCAATGCTACTCGGCAACTGCACTCCAAAGAAGGAAGGTGGCTTCATCACTACGGATGGCACACTTGCGGAAGCAGTGCGCTCCGCGAAGGATGGCAAGAGCACGTTGTTCTTCATGGATGAGGTCTTCCGTATGTCTCCGACTACCATGGAGGCGATGCTAGCCTTCCTTGCTCCCCAGCGCAACGCACAAGGCGATCTGGTCTACCAGTTGACCACCAAGCAGAATGATGCTGGCGTGCTCGAAAAACTGGAGTGCTCGACGGACAAGTTGCACATCGTGTGCGCTACCAATCTGTCCAGCGTGCAACCACCAGAGGCGTTCTTAGATCGCTTCCTGTTCAAGCACGTTCGCTACGATGTGAAGATGGTGAATGACATCGCTGAGAGTGTTGCAGATAGCTATAGCATCACTGATGCTGACAAGCTCGCAGTGCGATTCACTGATGCCATGGGAGTGAGCAGGAAGATGCATGGCACTGGTCAACTCCAGAAGCCATTGAGCATCCGCGATCTAGAGCGCGCTTGCACTCATGCAACGGACGCAACGGACGAGGGTGTGCGCCAATGGCTGGGAGCCAATGGCATGGACGCACTGCTCATGTGGAATTCGGACACTGGCGATATCATCGAAGACAGTGCCAAAGGAGTGAAGCAACTCGCTGGTCTCCTCGCTTAGATTATCTAACTCAAATAGAAAGACTACCAATGAATAAGATATTCAAGAAGATCACACTCGCAGATGGATGCAAATTCATGGGGCACTTTGTAAACGGAGTGCGCCATGGAGTTGGCATCAAAACATATCCCAATGGAGCAGAGTTTGCTGGTCAATATAGCAACGATGTTCGACATGGATATGGATACAAGACGCACGCTGATGGCATCACAAAGGTCACAGTGTTTTACCAAAACGGAATCAAAATTAAATAGAAAGACTACCAATGAATATGTTAAATATAATCGAACGCGCTCGACGTTTTTGTAAGCGCAACATTACCGCTACCCAGAAGGGTGGCGTGCTCACACGCATGGTCAAGATGACTGGCTACAAGTATGACTTCTCCGTGGATGCCAGTGTGCCCACTGCTTGCTGGAGATTCGATCATGCCAGCGACAAGCACATCATTCGATGTGGCACTCGACTGGATGATCTCTGCAAGCTGGACGTAAAGCACGACGAGAAGAAGATGAAGAAGTTTATTGAGGGAGTGATTCGTCATGAGACGGAGCATGGCATCCTCAGTGATCGATCTAATGATGTCTTTGAAGCGTGCCAAGCGAACAAGATTCCCTTCCGCATCTGGAATCTATTTGAAGACGCACGCATCGAATATCTAAGCGCAACACGCAAGGATGGCGATGGCGCATTCAGATGGACAAACTTCCAAGAGATCAAGGAAGCATACAACGTAGCCATCTCACTCTTCTTTGCGATACGCACGAATGAAGCTGGCATCAAGAAGCAACCCAGTGCATACGTGCCCAAGTGGCTCGGAGCTGACTCCATGTTGTATCAAGGCAAGCAGAAGAAGACTCGTCTCATCGTGCTCGACTTCTACCGCAGAGCAATCGCTTGTGCGACATCCATGGACTTGATTCCCGTCTTGATTGAGTGGATTAAAATCTTCGGCAACGAGATGCCAGAGATCGGTGACGATAGCATCAATGGCAAGGAAGACCCTAACTTAGATAAATCTAAGCAGGAGGATGACTTGCAGGATGTCATCGGTGATGATCGTGCGCCCAGCGATGAGCGCAATGACTGGAACCATCACAACCGAGTCATGAATGAGGATCAGATATCTCGCATCGCTCGCGCCATGAATGCAGTGATTGAGAATGCCAAGGTCATGAAGAATAAACTCAGCGTATTCGGAAATCGGATACATCCCCAGCAGGCAATGCAGGGCAGTGAGAAGTCATTCTTGAATCGCGGACGCACTCAAGGCAAGCGCAGTGTGACGCTCGTCGTGGACACAAGCGGATCGATGGATACAACGTGGAAGAATTACGGTGGCAAGGAGTTTGTCTTAGCCTTCCGCAAGCTAGCTAGAGATGGCAAGATCGACTTAGATATCTTGCTCACTACAGTGAAGAAGGGCAAGGCGCAGAGCACACGCATCACGACTGAGACCGATCAGTGGATTAACAATCTACGGGTGGACGGAAACGCTGAGGGCATCATGCAATGCATCAGACGATTCCTGCCAGTGATCAAGCGTAGCACTACGTCAGTGATCTTCACTGATAGCAGACTGCGCAGGAGTGACTTGGATACCCAAGCGTATCGCAACATGGGACTCGACATGATCGCCACATACATCGAACCAGATGCCGACGAGTTGAACGAGGGTCGTGCTCGCATGAACAGGCACTTCGCTCGCAGTGTAATCGCACAGGATGCAACTGAGCTTGCTCGCAGATTGATGAGGGAGGTCTTGAAAGATTAATATGAACTCACAAACAATGGAAATCATATTCTACATCTTTGTCATCTGGCTGGCATCCTCGCTCACATCCCCAGCTCAAACACCAACGGAGATCGTCACCGCTACCATCATACTGGAAGCTGGTGGCGAGCACTCCTTGGGAGCCATGGAAGCAGTGCATGAGGTCATCGTCAATCGATCAGCCAAGCGCAAGATATCTAAGCGCGATGTCTGTCTTCAGCCATCCCAGTTTTCATGCTGGAATGGTATGCAGGTATCCGCACAGATAGCCAAAGCCAAGTCTCACTCCAGATGGGGTGAGGCTTTTCTAATCACTATGGACTCTGCAACCAACTTCACAGACGGAGCAGACCACTACCATGCAGACTACTGCAACCCATACTGGAACAAACACATGAAGGTTACCACCATCATTGGTCGGCACATCTTCTACAAATAGAAAGAAAGACACATGAAACAAATACTAAAAAGCGGAGAAGAGGTCGATGTCATCGTCGGCAAACGTCACTACAACTGGAAAGCTGGGCAACGTGCTACCGTTAAGAAGGCACTGAACAAGCGTTTTAGGAAGGAGGGCAAGCTCCATGTCGCATAAAGATATAACGATAGAGAGAGGTAGATACGGAGGGTGGAGCGTTTACGAATTCGATACCTATCCCAGATCATCGGTGCTCGCGGGTCAGACTCGCAAGCGTTTCATCAATACATACGACGAACTCTCCGAGGCAGAGAAGCACTATCCCAAAGCGGATGTCGGCTACAGGGATGCTAACAATTCCTTCGATCATCTACCAGACGAGGATGATATGGAAGCCTTTGAGCACGAATGCCTTAGGAAAGAAAGGGACTTAGATATCTAACCCTATCTAACCCTATCTAACCACAGCTCACAGCTCACAGCCACAGCTCACACTCTTCGGGGTGTGGGCTTTTTTTGTGCCCGACCACAAAAAATCTAAGGCGGGACGGGGCGACCAAAAATCTGCGATGCTATGGACACTATGGACAAACTCCGATCCTAAGTTCTGGTAATCTTTTTTTATAAAACCCTTGACACCCATTCGCAAAACTGCAAACCTACGGAAATATGAAACACACCTGCTCAATAGAAATGGATAACGAACAAGGGGAACGCTGTAACGTGGGCGTTTGCTTTCTTGCTGATAGCTATGGTAGATTTGATGGATTCGTCTCAATACAATCCAACAAGCCTATATATGATGTAGACCTAGCGCACTTGGAACAATTTGTCTTGCAAGCCAAGGACAAGTGGGTCAAATATATACCTTTCTTATAAACAATAACAAAATAACAAAAGGAATAAAAATGGAAATATGTATCGTATGGTCTACGGAAGATGTTCTACAGACCGCAAAAAACATGAACGTCGAGCTAACTTCTGAAGAAGCTGATGATGTCTTGATGACGGTTGAACACAATCATGATGCCAATTACGGCATTAGCTGGGACAACATTGAGTGGGCAATAACAGATTTGGTAAACTCAAAAACAAAAACAAAATAACAAAAGGAATAAAATGAAAGATAAAATGCGAAAACTAAAGAAGTATAGAGTATTACTATCAACTCTCTATGGGGAGTGGGTAACAGTGGAAGCCGAGAACGAAGGCGAAGCACTTGATAGAGCATCGGAGGGCTATCATGACGGAGTGCAGGAATCCGAGGTTATCGAATCCAATGTAGTTGGGGATATTGAGTTAATCTCAGAGGAACCCTATAGCACAGAGCAAGTTCTGGATTTCATCAAAGATCACTGTATCCAGTGGGAGATGATTGGTCATCCATCAGAGGGCGATGCTCGCATTGAGTTCCACAACTACGAGAATGCTACTAAGTTCTGTGACTATCCCTATGATAATCGTGATTCTCTCATGGAGGGCATCTGGTTTATAATGGATATGCACTATCAGCGAGAAGAATACTACGCTCAAGACGCAAAAACGCAAAAGTTGTATCCCCATGCTGATGTTTAATGAAGACCATGCATCCAAATACGGACTCAAAGAAGCCGTGGTGCTCCACAAGATTATATTCTATGTTCTCATCAACGAGAAGGACGGAAGAAATCTTCACGGGGACAGACATTGGACGTTTAACTCAAGAGAGGGCTGGCAAAATGTTTTCAAATGCCTTTCTTATGAACAAGTATGGAGATCACTCAAGGCTCTCGAAAAGAAGGGTGCTTTGGTCTCTGACTCGTTCAATAGAAGGGCGTATGATAAGACTCGCTGGTATTCTCTTTCGGACTCCCTTGCTGGGGAAGTTAAGGGCAGTGAATACTGGCAGAAAGCCATTCGCAATTCTGCAAAACCCAATTACAAAACTGCGATAACCAATCGCAAAACTGCAACACCAATACCATTAGATAATAATATTATAACAACGAACCCCTACTAATTATGGAAAATGAAGAAAGCATCAGTGCTCTAGTTGAGCGCACAAAAACAAGGATTGAAATGATTCGCAAAGAATCCAAAATCCTTTCCACCAAGATAGATCGCCTAGAGGAAGAACGCCATGAGCTTCAAGAGCAGAAAAGATTACTCAAAAGTTTTCTTGCGGATTCCCTTCAAAAAGAAGCCTTAGATAGTCTTCAAAAGGAAGCCGACAAATATGCATACACAGCGATAAGCACATGAGTCATTTCTACGATTGCGACAAGGAACCCTTCTTAACGAAGGCAAACACACCAGCCCAAGCTAGAAAGCTCGGAGCTTATCCATCAGTGACTACTGTGATGGGAATAATAAAAGACCCCTTCTTGGACGGCATCTGGTCTCCAGAGCAATATATAAAGTTGGCTAGGGAGTTTCCAGAAGCCAGCCAGCGTGAGATTGAGATACGCAAATATGGGATGCGAGTATCTCCAGTAAACGGAGATGAGATTACATCCTCGGAGTTCGGGACAACAGTTCATGGTAGATTGGAGGATCACACCAATGCTATATTATCTAACAAGAAACCCAAGTTGGATTCCGACTGGGATGCATGGGCTGAACCCTTTCTTAAATACATTGAGGACGAGAACATTGAACCCATTGCCAGTGAGCTAATAGCTTGGGATGATGAGATCAAGGTTGCTGGCTCAGTGGACTTCATTGGTAGATTGTCTGACGGAAAGTATTTCATGGCGGACTACAAGTGCAGGGACTGCAAGGGTCGCGGAGGAAAGTTCTACGAGAAAAAGGACTGCACTCAGTTGGCTATTGAAAGCTGGATGCTTGCTAGGATGTGGGACTTAGAATATCTACCAACGATCATGAGCGTCTGTGTGGATATAAGAACCCAAAAGCATTACCACAAGGAGTGGACTTGGAAGCAGATGCAAAAGGGTATTGAGAGATTTAAACTCACTGCGGAAATCTACTGGATGGACTTCATGTAATGAATGCATATCTATTTACATACAAACACTTGGGTGAGGATGATTCAACCTACTGCTGTTGGAAGATAGCAAAGGATGAGAAAACCGCATTCAAGTTTGCATTTGGGAAAGCCCAGAGAAAAGGTCAAGATATAATCGCAACTAAGCGCGGGATGAGAATCCAATTATTAACAACAGAAGAACATGACGTATCTAAAATATTCCCAGTTACCCCAATACAGAGAGAAGAACCTCCCCAAGAAGTGTCCAATAATGCAGACTGGATGCTTTAATCCCTGCGTGGATCACGATCACAAAACTGGCATGGTCAGAGGCGTGGTATCCATGGAGGGCAATACATTTTTGGGTCGTGTAGAAAATAGCTTCCGAAGGTTTGGAACAAGTTCCTCCGAGAGCCTACCAACTATACTCAGAAACATGGCTAACTACCTAGAAAAAGAATGCACAAATGTTCTTCATCCCGTGGGTCTCAAGCAATTATCTGGACGATTTAGTCGCTTAGTCGTTCATGATCAAGTGTTTGCATTAAAGAAACTTGGAGCAAAAAAAAGTGAAATAAAAGCTTGCACTAACTCAAAACAGCGAACAGTATTATATCGTAAACTTACTACTAATCATGGAAAATAAAAACAACATACTACAACTGATTCAATCGGAACTCAAAGCTCCCAAGGGTCAACGCAATAACTTTGGTAACTACACTTATCGCAGTGCCGAAGATATTTTAGAAGCAGTTAAACCCATCCTTGCTAAATACGGAGTTGCTCTCGTATCCAACGATGAGATGGTTGAGCTAGCTGGTCGCGTTTACGTCAAGACCACAGTGATGCTCGCACAGGACAACACACCATTCGCTTCGGCTTCTGCATTCGCAAGAGAAGCACTAGAGAAAAAAGGTATGGACGTAGCTCAGATCACTGGGTCGTCTGCATCTTATAGCTCCAAGCGTGCGCTAGGAAATCTTTTATGTATTTCGGATTCCGCGCTTGACCCAGACAAAACCAACAAGCATGGTAAGGACTCTCCAGCTACCAAGAAGGTGGCTACAACTAATAACACACTAATATAGGAGACTATAAATATGGCTGAACAACAGTATGATAATACTAATCGCGGAGCAATCTTCAAGAATGACCGCAAGGAAAAAGAAACCCATCCAGACTTGGGCGGGACAATCAATGTAGAGGGTAAAGACTTTTACATCAACGCTTGGAAAAAAGAATCCAAGGGGGGCAAACCCTTCTACTCGCTTTCCGTAAAGGAAAAGGTAGCCAAGGATCAGTCAGTGGTTGCTTCAAGCGAGCCGTTTTAACTAGCCCCAGTTAAAATATAATTGTGGGGTCAAGGGTTTTTATTTGTCTTTCTTCCTTTGATCCCACTTTTTTGGGGGTGTATGGTTTCGACTTAGATATCTAATAAATCTAAGCACGCTGGTTCAACTCCAGCCACCTCCACCAAAATTTAAAAATAATAAAAATGGTAACTTCCGAAAATAATAAACTTCCGTCCAGTGGGGCGATGACAAATTTTACTACTGGCGCAGTCAGAGATGCAATGCAAGGGAAAGGATACCCATCATTGATTCCAACCTGCGCTCTTCGATCCCTAGCTAAACGCTTTGAGGACGGGGCAACCAAGTATGGCAAAGGTAACTGGGAAAAAGGAATCCCATTATCTAGATACTACGACGCATCCCATCGTCACTTGTGGTCTCTAATGGAGGGCAAGACAGACGAAGATCACTTTGGAGCAGTGCTATGGAATATAGCTTGCTGGCAAAAAACGAAATACATGATTGACAGGGGACTGCTTCCGCAAGAACTTGACGATCTAACCCAATAATAAAACCCAAATAATAAAAATGGATTATATTGATATATATAGAAAGAACTACAGAACGGCTTACGATAGAGACTTCAGTATGCCAGAGGACAAAGAAATCTCCAAGGAATTCTGGGACAAGGCTCCCAAGGATATTGAGTGGGGCAAGCAAAAGGGCTTAATAAAAGGACAGTCCCTTCATGACTGGATGGAAGCCAAGGTCTACAAGAGAGTAAACATTACTGACAAGATGAGAAGGACTATCGTCAGCAGTCAGTTTATTCCAGACGAACTACTGGCTGAACACTATGGACTTTCCAGAACTACTGTTGCCAAGATTCGCTCAAGCCACAATGAATCCCTAGAAGTTAGCTCCTAGTCAAATGGAAGATATCCATGCTCCAGAGGCAGAATCCTCTGTGATCGCCAGTTGCTTAACTGTGCAAAACTCAGATGTCTTTGACGAGATATCTAGGACACTCTCCGCGGGGGATTTTTACGATCATAAGAATGCTATGATCTTTGATTGCGTTGGTCGTATAATCAATGCTGGTCAAGAACCCAACGAGGTTACCCTAGCGGATGAGCTAAGGAAGATTAATTGTTTGGATACTGTAGGGGGTCTTGCTCGCATCTTTGATATAATGAGAAATCCTTGCACTCCTTTGACTGGATTAACCGCATCCAAGATTGTTCGCAACAAGAGTCGAGCACGCCAGTTGGACAGAATGTATAAGCTAAAGCTAGAGAATCTAAGCGAGGGTATGGACTTAGCTGACATAACTTCCAGCACTGAATCCGAACTCCGCAAGATAATGGCTGACAGTGGGGAATCTAACACTCTGGAAACCGCATCCAATGAACTCAAGGATAGGCTTCACAGTATGCTAGACGGAACTTATGTAGCCAACAAGATACCCACGGGTATCGGTCACTTGGACGAGAAGCTAGATGAGGGTGGTATTGGTAGGGGCGAGGTCTGCGTAATCGCGGCTCCAACTTCCTGCGGAAAATCCCAACTAGCATTGAACCTAGTCCTGCGCGCCAGTATTACGGACAATATACCCAGTCTTATATTTAGTTTCGAGATGCCAGCCAACCAGCTAGCCAAGAGAATAACTCAGACTGCATCCGCAGTTAATCTAAAGCTCTATTCGGACGGGGTCGCAAGCCCCAAACAGATGAAGGCAGTGGACGAGGCTATAGATAAAGTTGGCAAGGCTCCCATATATACTGAGCACTATGTCAGAGGTATCGATGACCTTCGCTCTAAGGCTCGCATGATGAAGCGCAAGCACGATATACAGGTCGTAGTGGTTGACTATCTACAGCTAATTCCCTTTGACTCAAAGATGAGTAAGCACGAAGGCATATCTCAAGCGTCTCACGGAATCAAGCAGATGGCTATGGAGTTGGACGTAACTGTTATACTCTTGGCTCAGATCAACAGAACTGGGGCAATGCGAGATACGGGTCTTGTCTTATACGATCTAAAGGATTCTGGTGACATAGAAAACGATGCGGACATTGTTCTTCTCATGTATCCCAAGGGTGGTGATATTGAAAGTGCCAAAGCCGTAGACCCCAAGGGAACTGCATACTTAGCAATGGATTACAACGTAGCCAAGAACCGCGAGGGTGAGAGAGATGTAAAGGGAACTTTTAAATTCGTAAACCAAATAGGGAGATTTCACTAATGTTAAAAAAAACCGATCTAGATAAAATGACTCCCATGGAGTTAATGAACTTAATTCTAAAGATGCAGGAGGACATGGCTCAACTCAAGCAGTCAGTCCAAGCACTTCTTAAACAACCAACTAACTCACTATAATAAATATGGCACACAAAGATTCAGCAATGTTATTCAAACCAGATACCGAACAAGTCCTTGTAAGGGGATTAAATGCTATGACAAAAGCGTGCGATGCCTTGTCAAAGCAGAATGAAACGCTTAACTTAGATATCGAAAAGATGAAAAATAAGATATCTAGGTTGCAGGAGAAAATCCTTTGTAACCAAGATACCAAGGAATAAAAGAATTTATGATATAATTATCACCTATGGCTAGAAACTACAGAAAAGAATACGATAATTATCAAAGCAAACCAGAGCAGAGGAAGCGCAATGATGCCCGCAAAAAGTCCAGACGTAAGATGGTAAAGGCTGTCGGTAAGTCTAAACTGAGGGGCAAAGATGTAGATCACAAAGACCGCAACCCTCGCAATACTGCTAGGAAAAATCTTCGTATTCAAACAAAGAGGAAAAATCGTTCTAGAAATAGTTAGTTTATCGGTAAGTCATTAGAGTAATCTATGGCAGGTGGGTTTATTTCGTATCCTTCCCTTATTAATCCCGATATAAAAAGTCCTTTCCCTTGACGTTGTAGCAAGCCGAGTTGAGCAAGCCGAGTTGGGGGAGAGGCATCTTTTTTATGTATAGAAATGAATTCGACAAAACTGGCAGAGCCAGTAAACAGGGAGCCAATGCAGAGCAGGAATTTAAAAATGCTTTGGATGGCTTTTTTGGTTCTAATATAGAGCTTACTGGTGTAGATAATGGTCAGTTCGATCACATAGATTTCAGATGTAATCTAAGTATGGATGTTGATGTGAAGTCCATTAAAGACCCAGCTACTCTCTGGATAGAGTTCAAGAATGTAGGGGGCTATGACGGATGGCTTTATGGAAGTGCGACGCACTTTGCTTTTGAGAGGAAAGATAGTTTTCAGATTGTTACAAAAAAGGATTTGGTAGATTTGGTAGATAAGTTGGTTGACTTTGATACCATGGTGAGTTCCCCGAAGGACTGTATGTATAAGATGTATAGCAGGAAGAAGTATGGTAGAGACGATCTTCTGAGTAAGATACACCCAGACGACCTGTATTCGATTCCCTATGTAATGATTAAGAAGAAGAGTGAGATAAGTGAGATATCTAATCCTTTTCTCTAAGCCTAGATAACTTCTCCTCTGTTTCGACTCCACGACCCTCGCGCCAGTAGTATAGCTTGCCCACGACTGGCAAATACTTTGAGGTTCTCATTTCGTTTATCTTCAATCCATTTCCCTCTGAGTCCGTTGCGTCTGATATATCCTTGAATATATCATTGAGCATTCCGCCCTGTGGGGGAAGAACTGATTTGACTATAGCGTCACCCACGCCCTCTTTCCTAGCCATAACTGTAGTGTATTTAGTTATGCCGAACATACGGAGAAAGTGATTCCACCAGAAATCCTCGTCATCGATTTCCCTGTTGAAGAGTATCGCTTTAAGAACATCCGCAGAACCATTAGCCAGTGCGCCAAAAGCAAGGATTCTCATTAGCTGAAGAGAGCCATCAGCAACCATCTGGGGGTTATTTGTGCGGATGCCATCCATTACTTTACTAAATGATCTTTCTCTAACGAAGTTAAACTGCTTGATAGTATATGACTTCAGTGAATACAGGATTCTTAGATTTGGATTAGCCGCGTAGTTCTCTGGCATCTCCGTTAGAGATATGGGGGCAACATCAGCGAGTTCATTATACAGTGCTTCAATAACGAAATCACTCTTCGTTCCGCTCTGGAGATCGGCAATTGTCTTATATGCATCGTTGCCCTGAGTGCGTTTCAATCTAGCTAAAGTTTTTTCGTATGCCCTACTGCCCTGTTTGGACTTAGCACCCTTAGTAAGAACCTTGTATGCGGCATTTATGTTTGTATTCTTAGCCAGTCTGTCCATGGCTGTTAGACCAGTTATCTTGAATACATTGTCCACGGATTTGCCCAAGAACCCTTGACCGTCCTTGGTCTCCACCGTAACCAAGTCCTTGGCGATACCTAAGTCCTCTACTGTGAGTGCTTTAGCTCCGAAGGCGGCTTGCATCGTTGGAAGTAATCCGTTCTGAACCATGGTAAAGTAGAAATCCCCAAGCTGGGTAAGAGTGGAACCCGTGTTGCCCATGGTAGCTAGATAACCAGCGTTCTTCATGCCCTTCACAAATCCATACTGCCGCCCATGCTGACCGAATCTAGCGGCTACGGCTCCCTGTATGACATCTATCTGATCCTGACGCAGACGACCCTCGCTTGCCATCTTCTCCATGACCTCACCAAGTCTTCCAGCTACGGCATCTACGCCCTGTGTCCTCCCAGATTGAGCGTCACCAATGAGCTTCTTGGTTTCAATTGTGTTCACCATGCGATCCACATACTCATTCAGTGCGCTTGCGGGATCAGCGTAGTATTGTAGCTCACTTTTTTCGACAAACCTTTTACGTCTTTCTTTTAGATTCGCTGGCTGAGAAATGCCCGATCGATACATTCTTGACCTAGCTAGTTTCTCATACATTTTCTGGCGTTCAATCTCAGTTAGCTTCTGACCAGTCATGCTTTCGTAGCGTCTAATTTCTTCATCAACTCCCACCGTCTGACCAATGGATGCCTTGAATCCCTCTAGGTCTTTCATTAATCTAGGGAAATAGTTGTCAATGTAATTCATATCTAACCCAAGAGCACGATACTCCTCCTTCAGCTGATCTAGGACACTGCGAACTTCTCTGTAGCTTTCAGTCATTCCATACTTAGCCATTATAGCCGCGCCCTCATCGGACAATCCTCTTGCCATTTCAATCTCTGATGCAGTGTAGTCCCTGTCCTTTTGCTCGCGGATGTCTGGGGATGATGAGAATGCTCCACTGTTTCCAATGGCGGACTTAATTCCAGAAGCACCATTCCACACGGCAATTGTATTTAGATCATATCTATTATCTACTTCGGGGTCTCTTGTGGAATCCATTTCGGATAATATTATTCCCTCATATTTCCCCCTCTTCAGAATATCGCTAACAAATTCAAGTTCGTAGTTACCATAGAATCCGCTTTCTAGTGCCGATCTGCCTTGTCTAATTACGGATTGAACCATTTCTAGCTCAATACTAGCATCACTACCAGATGTAAAATCATTGTTCTCCTCCCTGAAATCAATCAAACCATCCCTATAGTTTTCTAGGGAGCGCATTAGATAATCTATGTCTTCTTCGTTTCTTGGATCAAATATTTTCTTAGCATTTAGATACGCGGGGACTACATTCATTTCAGAGAAATCTCTATAATCCGAGCGATCAATCCCAAGTCGACTGCGCTCGTATTCCATTCTAGCAATTCCTCTATCACCCAATCTCGCCAGTTCTTGATCATTCTCTGGATTCGACTTGTATTGAGCCGCTAGGTTAGTTATTTCTGATTCAGAAAGCTCTGAAAAACCTTCGTTTAAACTTTCTATTCTTTCATTAACTTTATCGCTAGGTGCCTTACGCATAGCCATTTCGACAGCAAAATCGGGTTCCGTGGTGAAGAACACCCAGTCTTTTATCCTAGGATTTCTACCCTTGAACACAGTGAAGTCCCCCTTTGTGCCATGATAGAAAACCATGGGTTCCCCGTCCTCGTGAACAAGAGTTCCCTTTCCAAACCATTTCTTGAATGCCTTAGTTCCCTTGACCTTGGGAATGACGATGGGAGTTCTCTTTAGTTGTTTCTTTCTGATGGCATCCGCACCCTCAGCTATTTGCTTTGCTGTAGCTGGCTTAGATTTTAGAGTAGCAACTGGCTTGGCTTCTGGAGCAATAGTTCCCTTAGACCTAGCTACCGCATCAGCTATTTCTTTAGCAGTAGTTTTCCTTAGATTTTCTCCATCAAAGTCTTTATAACCAGCCTGAGCACCAGCCAACGTAGCAAAAAGTTGGGGGTCTGTTTTCCCAACATTATCTTCTTCAAGCTTTGTTTCGGCTAAAAATTGTGGATCAAACACATCGCTCAAGTTTACTACCCTGTCTGGAGTTCCTGCATACTTTCCCTCAACTCCCCATCCGTAAGTGCTGTGCATATTGGGATCAAATCCAACCTTACCATTGGGTTCAAAGATTGCATAGATGTCACGAATTTTAAAACCATTTGCTTTTAGGTGACCATCCCTAACCTCATTTGACGTAGGGGTAATGTCCTGTATAGCTTTCCACAACGCCCTCCCAGTGGAACCCTGTCCAGTTTTGGCATCCAGCCTTGTTAGTAGTGCTACTCCTATAGCCTTCCTTTTGGGGCTATTTAAAACTTCTTTCTGTGTGAGTTTTTTGGACTTAATTTTTTCGTATTCCTTTAGTATTAAATCCTTTTTCTCCTCATTCTTTATTTTTCTTTTTTCGGTTTTTGCTTTTGCTTCCACACTAGCCTTAGCTATGTCCATCTTGATAGCTTCCAGAGTTTCAGCAATATTTCCAGCCAGAGTTGAATCCAGTGAGTTAGGAGATTTTTGCAATTTATTTATAAAGGCTTGGACTGAACCCTGCGATGCTCTTATATTTTCATATACAATTTTTGACATTCCTATGTTGTAGAAATGCTGTGTTCTTGGGTCTCCAGAAATCATGTAAACCTCATCGGCTTCAGCTATCTTTCTAGCAACGTCCTCTCTGGTTGTTGACCATACGAACTTGCCCCTTCCCTTCTTCTTGCTCTTGGCGAATCCAATACCAGCATCAAGCTCGTAGAGTGTTCCGCTTACCTTACTCTTGTAGTTTCCTATTCCAAGTTGATCTGCTTGCCAGAATACGATCTTTTTATTTTTTGCTATAGCATCATTCAATCTCTCAATAATATTAACGGAGTCCGTGGACTGCGTGTTTGAAAGAGGTCTTGGCTTTTTTGTAAAAACTACTTGGGGCGCATAGGTTAAGTCCTTTAGTGTAAACTTATTTGCCCTAAAGGATACGATATTCCCGTCACCCTCTTCACTGGATTGAATCATTTCCGCATCCCTTGTTGTGAGTGCTTCTGGTTCTCCAGCAAATCTAGCAAAGGCGTTCAACTGTTGAATGACTTCTGCATCCGTCTCAGCTTGTTTGAATGCGCCTTGCATTCCAAGGAGTTGCATGGCTTGGTTGATCCATATCTTAACTCTGGTCTTCGTATTGATGTCCAGCGTTTGGTATTGTCTAGCTAGCTCGCCAACTGTTTGAGCCAAGAACTCTTCATTCTGAATGTTCGTGTCGTATTGAGACACAAAGCCCTTGAGCTGTTCGTTAAGGGATGAGCCATCTACTGATGCGCGGATGACGCTATCGAACATATTGCGAGTCATGCTCTGTAGCTCTACATCCGTCTTTACGGCTTGACCTAGAATAGCGTGAAAGAATTCGTGGGCAACTGTAGTTCCGTCGGCTTGCTCTGCGGAGATAACTATTAGATTGCTAGAGGGGTCGTAGTAAGAAGAACCAGACTTAGATATCTCAATCCTAGTGGACATCCCTCTGCTCTCAAATGACGCACGAGCCTGATCGATTTGGTTGTTTATTAACTGAGCATTGGGGTTAGATTTATCTAAGACCTGCTCGCTTTCAGACCTGTTTATTTCTGGCTGAACCTGTGCCTTCTTTTCTAAATTCTGCTTTACGCTTTGAGGTAGGG